ACCACCTCCCCCAACCCGCCCACCCGACGGGGAGGGGTCAATGGTAAACGGGTATATGTTCGAGAGAGTGACTCGCGCCCGCGCGCTCCTACGCTTACGCTTCGTCGCCTGCGCTAAACGCTTCGTTAACGCGCCACCCTACGCTTCGCTTCGGGGGCGCAAAATAGATAGGTGACCAACAAAACATATGTTGGGGATTAGGGTTATGATCGGCTGCGACGCGCCCGCTCTCTACGCGACCTACGCTACGCTTCGGTGCGTATACTCGCAGGCGGTGCAGCTAGGGTTAGGGTTATACGTTGAACTTATAACATATACCTATATACGTTTACTATATATGTTTACGCGCATATGTTGACTATACAACATATACTATGTGGTACACATACATATATATACAAAATCCTATATATTATAGATTTGTCTTAAAAATATTATACTATACTATAAATAAATGAGCGAGGGACAACTTTTTCCATGGAAGAGGTCAGTCGGTCATTCTCCAATTTGCCGGCTGGACCTCAAGCGACCATGGACCCCTCGATATCGAATGTCGTGATGATGCGAATGATCGAGTATCTTCAAGAAGAACTCAACGCATCCCAACGACGTGCAGAACGAGCCGAGAACATCGCGGAAGCACAACAAGAGGTGATCCACTCGTTGCAACAAGACTTGCGACTCTATCAGCATACGACCCAACGTCTCAACGACGGCGCAGCGATCGTGTGTAGAGCGATGGACGAAATGTACCAGAAGTCGAAGAACATGTTCTTGGGGAACAACATGGCGATTGACGACTGGAACGACTTCTACCGATTGATGATGCGCGGAGACGTGGGCTTCGCGATCCTCAACGGGGCCGACCTCATCGACTTGACGGCGGACACAGAGCTCGATCAAGACTCGGATGAGACGGAAAGCGAGAGAGGAGACGAATAGAAAACAATACAAATATCTTTACAACTCTTCATGGTGCCAAACCCAACGCCGCTCAGCAGCAGCGGCTTGATCTGGGTTTGAAAACTGGGGATAATGCGCGAATAAATCGTCAACAGCGGGTGGTGCGGCAGGCGGAGCCATACGCACATCCGCGTTGCGATTTCTATCGACAAGCTCAGTTCGAGCAGCACGCTGTAATTCAGCCACAACATCACGAGCACTCGGAGGAGCCGCTCGAGGTTGATAAGCTCGAACCTGGACACCATCAGATACTCGGACACCACGAGCATTGCGTGGTACGTAACGAGTCAATATAGTGGGTGGAGGGTTTACATCGTCTACATAGCAAGACGTGACGGGTTAGAATTAACACCTGGTAAACCCCCACGACCCATAATAGCACGAGCAGCCATTCCCATGGCTTGATTCGATGCAAACTGTCCGAATCTCTGTAACACAGGTAAAGCAATACTACGAAAAGCTACGTCACCTGCAGCAGTAGCACCTCGAGCAAACGCATCGAGGCCTTGTTGAACATAAGTTTCTTGGCCAGCTTCCGTATGAGAAAAATCTGTATCGCTAGTCATCTGCGACACAGCAGACATAATAGCAGGGCTATTAGGTGCAGCCGGAGTGCCAAGAACAAAAGAATCTTTCTTAGGCAAAGCCTCCGAAAGAAGAATATGCTCAAAAGAAAGAGGAGTAGAACTGGCAGGTACACCTTCAATCATGACGACAATAGTCGCCCATGATTGATACATAGACAAAAACTGGTAACCAATATTGGTTGTACCAGACGAACTGGTAGTAGACGAAATCTTCAAACGAGGATCGTCATACCGAAACGCAATATCATCGATCCACTTGTTGATAGCTGTAATTGGACTCTGGGTTAAACTCGCCAGAGTAACACGCTTATAATGTGCCAAACCAGTCATTTCGTTAACGTTAACCGGTAATGACAATACAGTATTGTCATTGGCATCATTAATGCGCGATTCCACGCTAAGACCAAGATGGACAAAGCCAGTCGCTGCAGTCGGCGCAAGTGAACTACTAGCGCGAATAGCATGAGCGACAGGTCGAATTGCCTCAATCTGCCCGATAATATTTGTATAATTTCGACGGGCAGCGGCACCAGTAATTGGCCACGTAAGAGTGCCAAGGTTATGAGCAGCTACAAACACTCCTTGCGCATACGAAGGAGTGAATGCAATAGCAGCCAACGTCTGACCAGCAGCAGTTGGCAATGCAACTTGATCAGTATCCTGATTAGCAATACTAGGCATAGTATTGGAATCTGGAATCTTTGCTCCCTGCGTACGAGGATCAAAGGGATCAAGCTGAGCCATCGCAAAACGACTGCTAGGTGACAACTCACCAGAACACTCGCATTTCGATTGCTTAGTGTACCCACGTCGACGACGAGTAACGCGACGGCGTCCAGTTGAAGGACGCCGATATCGCGGGGCACGACGTGGACGACGGATATTTCCAGGCTGACGGCGGTAGACCATTGCGTACTTGAACTATAATTATAAACTGAACATAAGTTCAGATGTTCTTCGTACGCAAGGTGCATAAATAGGCCCGGGCCCGGGCCTTAGGCCTACTAGGTAATAATACGCCGGACCAGAGGCCCGGACGTGGCCGCAAGCGGCCGCCTAGTAGGCCATTGTTCGTTATGGACACAAACTCACAAGTGCGGTCAAAGGCATGGGTGTTCACGCTGAACAACTATACAAGTGATCATGAAGCTCTGCTGCAACGTATCGATTGTCAGTACATCGTCTACGGAAGAGAAACTGGTGCATCAGGAACACCCCACCTCCAGGGATACGTCTACTTCCCGACAAAGCTCCGCACGCAAAGCGTTTCACGTCGGGTTCCTAACGCGTACTTGGCACCGAGGAACGGAACGCATGAAGAAGCTCGGAACTACTGTATCAAGGATAATGACTTCTTCGAGCGAGGAGAGCCTCCCCTCACGACTCAGCAGAGATCTGAAAAAGGAGGGGCTGCCACCGCTGCCAAGTGGAAAGCTATCCAGTCTTTTGCACAGCGAGGAGAGCTCGACTGGATCGCCGACAACCACCCCAAGGAGTATGTTCTTTATAAGCCCAGGCTCGAGTCCCTCTACGCCCCCATTAACACGCCAATGGATGGGGAACTACTCCACGAGTGGTGGGTGGGTGAATCGGGTACAGGAAAATCCAAGGCATTATGGGAACTGTACCCGAAACACTTCGCGAAAAGCATCAACAAGTGGTGGGATGGGTATCGACACGAGGACGTAGTCGCCATAGAAGAATGGTCGCCAGAGAGTTCTTTGACCGCGCAGTCGCTAAAGAAATGGGCTGATCGATACCCATTCACAGGTGAAATCAAAGGCGGTGTCTTACAACGCCTCCGACCCAAGAAAATCATCGTGTTGAGCAACTACACGATGGAACAATGCTTTCCAAGAAAAGAAGATCTACTTCCACTACAACGAAGATTCACTGTAATCAAATTTGCCGCGGAAATGCAACGAGCAAGTTTTCGAGCGGCGTGGTTTAACAACCAACCAGAAGAAATGTCCGTTTGCAGTGAAGAATCTTCGATAGGAATCATAGAAGATGATATGCCATATCTAGATCTAGATAATCTGTTTGAATAATCTTGATGCATTTCTACAATGCACCGCCTAATAATCCGTCTGTATCTGTTTTGAGTATAATCCACCACCTCCCCCAACCCGCCCACCCGACGGGGAGGGGTCAATGGTAAACGGGTATATGTTCGAGAGAGTGACTCGCGCCCGCGCGCTCCTACGCTTACGCTTCGTCGCCTGCGCTAAACGC